AAACGCACCCCGCGTTCATCCCCGACACCAAGATCGACAGCTTCAACGTCAACGAGCAGATGTGGCGGCTGAAGAACGGCTCCGTGTTGGCGTTCAAGTCCGCCGACGCGGGCCGCGAGGTGTTCCAGTCGGCGGCACGCGACATGGTACTCTTCGACGAAATCTGTGCACACGAGGTGTACAAGGAAGCGTGCCTCCGCGTGCCGGGCGGGAATCGCCGCCTCCTCATCCGCCTCTGCGCCACCCTCCTTCCGCCGCTGGGCATGCAAGGCGGTGTGAGCTGGTACTTCCCCGAGAAGATCAAACCCTGGTGGGCGCGCGGCAACCACGAGAACACGCCCAACGGCGCCAACCCGGATCGGTTTCTCGACATCTTCTCGATGGGCATGCGCCACAACAAGCACATCGCCCCGGACGAGATCGCGCGGTTGGAGGAGATGTTCCCGCCGGGGAGCTTGGAACACCGCATCCGCATCGAAGGCGAGCTGTTGCCGAGCATTGGCGGCACGCGCGCCTACTCCGCCTACAACGCCGCGATCCACCACGACCCGACGCTGCTCCCCGAGTGCCGCGACGTGCGTCTGCCGCTCTGTCTCGCCGTGGACTTCAACGTCGAGCCGTGCATCTGGGTCGTCGGGCAATACTTCGACGGGATGTGGGGCTGGTTCGACGAAGTGCGTCTCGACGCGTGCAACATCCCCGAGATGGTCGCGGAGTTCCGCCGGCGCTACCCGACGCACGGGAATCGCCTTCGAATCTATGGCGACCAGACCGGCACCAATCGCAGCGTCCAGACCGGCAAGAGCCACTACTACCTCATGCAAGAGGCGTTCAAAGGCTACCCGGTGCCGATCGACTACTGCCTCCCGACGCGCAACCCGCCCGTGGTGGACCGCATCAACGCCGTGAATCGCGCACTCATGGGCATGAACGGCCGCGTGTCGATGCGGTTCGGGCCGTATTGCGTGGACTCGATGCTGGACTGCGAAGAAGTGCTGCGCGATGTGCACGGGGGTATCAAGAAATCCCGCAAGCCAGAAGACCCCTACTACCAGCGCACGCACGCCTCGGACGCGTTCGGGTACGCAGTCGCTTTCACCGACCCCGTGCCGAGTTCTCCCAGCGACGCGCGCACCTTGCGCCACATGCCGCAACCGGGGTTCCTCAACACCGGCGGCAGTCGCGCCCACGCCAACTATCCCAAAAGCTACGACGCCGATCGTCGGCTGCGGTTTTCCTCGGGTGGCGTCATCATGCCGCCGCGCCGGTGACACTACTTTTGATCCGAGGACTCCATGGCGAAGCGAAAGCACCGATCCGCGCCCGGCCCGAACGTCATCACGACGTCGAAGCAAGACCTCGCGGCGCGCTGTGTCCGCATCAGCGGCGGGCACTACAACAAGTCCTGGCAGGCGCGGTGGAACCGGCGCTCCAAGAACCTCGCCAACTGGAACGCGTACCACTCGCGGATGGACTGGAGTCACAAGCTCCCGTGGCAGACGCAGCAGCCGATCACGGACTTCGGGATCTCGGTGGAACAGACGGTCGGCACGCTCGAACGCGGGCTCACGGACACCGAGGACTGGTTGACCGTGGACCCGGTGGGGATCGGGGAGCCGGTGCTCGACGCCGATACCGTCGCGGCGTTGATGAAGTACCACCTCATGCGGATCTGGCAACCGGGCGACGTCCCCGAGACCAGCTACAACTTCGCGAACCTCATCGGCGATGGGGTGAAGCGCGGGATCTTGGAGTCCATCGCGACGTGCAAGGTGTACGGCCGCATGGAGACGCGATACCAGTACCGACTGGAGACGAGCGCCCCGCGACGTGGCGACATGGGGTATCAGGAAGCGTTGCCCGCGTACACCATGACCCGCACGGGGTTCAGCGGCGCCCGCGTGGTCCGCGACCCGATCGAGCGGTTCCGGTTGTGTGTGGATCTCGTGCCGTGGGAAGACTGGTATCCCGATCCGTCGCTGCTGAACAAGTACGTGATCCACGAAGTCACGGTGCCACTCAACCAACTCGCCGCGAACCCCGACTACGATCCGAAGGTGATCGACCTCATCCGCGGGACGGCCGAAGCGACGTACAGCGATATGTACAAGCGCGTCACGCAGGACATCGTGTACGTGCATCATCAGCCGGACGAAGTACGGGTGCGCGAGTATTGGGGGGATCTCATCGACCCCGACACCGGGGAAGTGCTCGCGACGAACTGCTTCTGGACGGTGTGCAACAACCAGCTCCTCCGCCCCCCGACGCCGAACCCATTCTGGCACGGGCGCCGGCCGTTCGTCTCCGCTGCGCTCCTCCGCACGCCGAACTCCGTCACGCACAAAGCTCTCGCCGACGACGCGGTGCTCACGTGGCAGTTCTTGTGCGAGATGTTGAGTTTGATGTTCGACGGCGCGCTCGGGTCGGTGTGGGGCAAGCACCAAATGCGGAGCGATTACGTCGAGAACGTGGATGATTTCCAAGAGGGCATCCCGCAGGCCGCGACGTTCTTGCTGCGCCCGAACACGCCCGAGGGCTACAAGGCACTGGAGCACATCGACTCGGGAGAGTTGCCCTCGTACGCGATGGAGATTTTCAATTTGGCGATGCGTGAGTTCCAGACCGCCATCGCCACGAACGACCTCCGTCTCGGGCAGCAGCCGCCGAAAGAAGCGACCGCGACCTCAGTTGTGGAGGCGATGCAAGCTTCCGGCAGCTTGTTCGAGAGCATCGCCGCACGGTTCGAGGACACCTTCACCGACCCGACGTTCGAGCTGGTGTGGATGACGATTCTGCAGTACATGCCCGACGGGGACTACATCTCCCCGGAGGTCGTCCAGATCCTCGGCCCCGAACGCGCGCTGATGATGGCGAAGATGTCGCCGCAGGAGCGGTTCGTGCTGCTCAGTCAATCGGCGAAGTTCAAGTGCCGTGGGTTGCGCGGCGTCGCGGCCCGGAGCCGCACCCTCACCAAGATGGCCAACATCATGCAGCTTATGGGTAACAACCCCATGATCCAGCAAGCCTTCCAGCAACGCTGGAGCTGGCAGCGGTTCGTCGAGCAGTTGTTCCGCAACTCCGGGTTGGATATGTCCACGATGGAGAAAACCCAGCAAGAAAAGCAGCAAGAAGCGGCGCAACAGATGGTACAAGAGGCGATGAACGAGGCACAGGTGACACAGCCGGGGAACGGCGACTCCGCGCAGAACGCACCCCCCGCGGCGGCAGCGAACCAGGGTCCACCCCCGCCGAACGGCGGCTCGCCGCCCGCGCTCCAAGACGCCGGCCAGGATCAACTCGGGAGCACCGGCCCCGACGCGATGGCCCCCAAGACGCCCGCCGGGATGATCCCCGGCGCTCCGCAGCCACAAGGCGGCGGAATCTGACACTACTTTCCCCCTAGAGGACTACGCATCATGGAATCGTGTGGCACGATCGCCCCCGGCGGCGACAAGCATGGGTATCTCGGACACTACCGCTCGCCGGAAGTGTTGAAGCGCGGCCACAACGTCGGCGCTCCGAGCGGGATTCCGTCGAGTCTCGGCGGTGGTGTCGGGCCGACGATCAACACGCCGAACAGGGGCGGGTCCGGTATGGGACCCAAGCGGTTCCAGGAGCCGTCGAACGTCATGGGGCAAGGCGCTGCGGTGGCTCCGCAGTTCGACGCCACCGTGAACCCGATCGCCGCGACCAAGCAGCAAAACCGCGCGAACCTCGCGGCGGCGAAGCTCGCCGGCGGCGGGGCACTCAAGGGCGCTCGCATGCAAGCGAAGGCCAACATGCGCGAGGCCAAGACCGTGCGGAAGGCACGCGACATGGAAGGCATGCACGCGGCGGACATGGCGACGCTCAAGACGGCGAAGCGCACCGCACGACAGGCGAGTGTGCCAAAGATGACGCAAGTCGCCGACGGGATGAACAAGGGCGGCATGACGCCCAAGGGGCCGCCCAAGGCTGCACTCGGGTCGGCCGTCGCCGGACTCCGCGCTGCGCGCCAGGGACTCCGTGGCATCATGCGCGGCAACAAGATGCCCGCGCGCCAGACGATGTGAGGACACCATGCAAAACGACCCCATAAGCTACATGCACCGTGCCGGCGTGGCGAAGGGCATGAGCAAGACCGCCGAACGCACTAGCAAGCGCGCGAAGGCCATGCCCGCCAACGCGAAGGTGACCGTACAGCGCGAGACGCCGGCCCCCGACTTCGGCAAGCGCATGAAGGCGAGCACTCCGTCACAGGAAGGCAACGAGAGCGTGAAGTACGAGGCGCTGGAGCGGAAAACCCCCGGCGTCGAGCACTTCGCCAAGAACCCGAAGTTTCTCCGCGAAGGGCACAACACCAGCAAGAGCATGAAGCCCGGCGGTGGCGGACGGTTCGCGAAGATGACCGCCGCGATCGAGAAGACCGGCAAGTCGCCAGAGCGTGCGAAGGCTATCGCCGCCGCCGCCGGCCGCAAGAAGTACGGCGCGGCGCAGATGGCGAAGTGGTCGGCCGCGGGGCGCAAGCGCGCCGCGAAAGGAAAGTAGGCCATGACTCCAGCCGAAGCCGCTCTCGACCAACGCAAGCGCGACCAACGCTCGGCGTCGATGATGCGCGCCGCGCGGCAAGATCCGCGAGGGCCGTCTTCGGGCGGCGGCAGTCCCGTCACCCGGAGCAGCGCCAGTACGTCCGCGCCGGTAGCTGCTGCGCCCGCGCCATCCGCGCCGTCGGATGCGGCGGCGATGGGTGGTGCCGTCGATACCGGCCAACCCGCGAAGGTCTACGGCGTCAACGCGCCGGCGGACCCGCTGGGCTACATGGGCCACTTCGCCAACGACAACGTGACGGCGCAGGGGCACAACGTCGGTCACAAGCCCAAAGGCGTCGCGTACTTCAAGGGGACCGCGATGCGGGGATACCGAAAGCTCCCCGGCACCGGGGCGAACCAGATCGGCCACGCGCGGTTCGGCGACGCGCCGACGGGGTTGCAGACGAAGCAGGAGCGCAAGGACCAGGCAGCGATGAGTCGCAAGATGCAGGCGGTGGACATCGCCGTCGTCGCAGCCCCGCGCGGCATCTCCGACTTGAAGCTCTCCGCCAAGCACCACAAGGAGTCCATCGCCAACGACAAGAAGCACCTGCGCGAGCACGCCGAGAGCATCAAGCGCCACGAGCAGATGCTCAAGACGCGCCACAAGCAGATTCGCGGAGCCAAGCGATGAACGCCGCGCTGTCGCAACGGGAGGCGGCAACGGCGGAAGGCATCCGCCAGCTCGAACTCGCGTGTCTGCCGACGTCGTTGGAGTGGCAGACATGGTTCGTCGAGCGGTCACGGTTTCTCACCATGACCTACGGGTGGGAGCGCGCGTTGTGCGTCGCGATCGTGCGGCTCCAGAAAAACCAGATCACACTCGCGCGCATGCTGCGCTTGGAAGGGACGGCGAAGAACGTGATTCACTACAACAGCGACGGGTACGTGTGGGGCGAGGAGACGCGCCACGCCGACGAGATCACACGAGAAGCCTTCACGTGGTTCTTGAACGAGGTCAAGCCGCAGTTCGATCGCGCGGACACCCCAGCGTGGGCGGACGTGCTCGGGCGCGCGGTGGAAGGATGCTTCCTCCAGCAGTGTCGCTTGGGTATCGAGATCGCAGCGATCAAGCGCAAGGGGTACTTGACGCTCAACCACTCCGCCACCGCGCCGAACCCCTTGGAGCACAAGGTCGGCGCGATCGAGGTGTACTGAGTGGCGGCGTTCAACCCCGAGACGACATACGCCCAGGTCCAGCGCGGCATGCGCGCGGGCCTGGAGCTGGAACTCGTCGCCACGAAGATCGCCGAGCGCCGCGAGAAGCTGATTGCCGACGTGATCGCGAAGTACCGCTCCCTCAAGCCCGAGACCAAACTCACCGAACGCGAGGCGATGAACTTCGTCGTCGCGCTGTCGGAAAACGCGCAACTCACCGAAGACCTACTCCACGAGCGCACCGCGGGTGACCGCGCGGCGAAGCGATTGCAGACGGAATAAAGGAGACGACCATGCCGATGACCGAAGGACTCAAGGAGAAGATGGACCAGCTCGACCGGATGCGGGAGCGTCGGGATCGCGAGGAGGGTACGCCTCCGCCGGCGCAGGCCACGCCGCCCGAGACGGCAACCCCACCTGCGGACCCGCCGCGTGACGCCGAGGGCAAGTTCATCGAGAAGCCGAAGGAGGAGACGCCGGCTCCGGTCGCGGCAACCCCGCCCGCCGATCCAGCAACCCCGCCGGCCACGCCCGTGGACCCCGCCGCCCCCGCCCCCGTGGAAATCGAAATCGACGGCGTGAAGATGCTGGTGGACCCGCAGCTCGCGAAGACCATCCAGGAGGCCGACGCCGCGAAAGCTGCCAATGCGAAGCTGCTGGAGCGCGAACAGCTCAAGCAGGAAGTCGCACAGGAGCTGGCAGCGAAGTACGGCATCGACCCGAACGCGCCGCCGAAGAACCCGGCCGAGGAGGCCGCGAACAAGGCGCTCGAAGACGCCCTCGCCGTCGCCGAAAAGGCGCCGATGCCCAAGAGTGATCTGCTGCTCACGGACCCCGACGAGTACCACAAGCAGCTCAACGCCCACAACGACGCGAAGATCGCGCTCGCCATCGCGAAGGATCGCCAGCAGCAGACCCACACTACGACGGTGAACGCGACGCAACAGGCGGTACAAGCCGAGCAGCAGGCGCGCGCCGTCCTCGCCGAGCAGTTCTACGTCAAGTACCCGCACCTGCGCGAGTCCAAGGTCGTCATCGACCGCGTATTGGACGCGGCGTTCGATCGCGTGAAGTCGTCGGGCGTGTTGGCTCGCCAGCTCTCGCCGGCGGAGGCCGAAGCCCTCAAGGCGCAGGTGTTCACCGAGTGCGCCGCGGAAGGCGCCCGCCAGGTGGTGAAGATCGCCCACTCGGTGACGCGCACCGCCCCGCCGCCGGC